TGCGTTCGTGTTCGTTTTGCCGACTAAAATTTTATGGATTCACGTTCCGAAGAAAAATTAGCAAAAGTTCATCCGCTACTTGCCGAGCGTGTTCGCAAGTTGGTTGGATTGACGGCACTCGATCTGCGGGTCGTTCAAGGTTTGCGAACTTATGCCGAGCAAGATGCTTTGTTTCATCAAAAGCCGAAAGTAACAAATGCTCGCGGCGGATTCTCAAATCACAACTTCGGATTGGCCGTCGATCTTTGCCCGTTCAAAAATGACAAGCCGGACTGGAACGACGCCGAAGCGTTCAACGAAATTGGAAAATACGTCCACGAAATGGGCGGACTCGAATGGGGCGGTGATTGGAAGTTTGTGGATAGGCCGCACGTTCAGCTTCCAGGTCTAACTGTTTCGCTTTGCCGGTCGCTTTATGAGCGGGGCGGGCTCGAACTTGTATGGAAACGAGTCAACGAAATTAATCACGATGTTGCGGTTTTGGATTTTGCGGACGGAATTACCCGTGATCTCAAGTTCGGTGACAAAGGTGCGGACGTTCGGGCCTTGCAGGTCAAACTCGGCATCAAGGTTGACGGCGACTTCGGCAAAGGCACGAAAGCCGCATTGATGGAATTTCAGAAAGCGAATGGCTTGACAGTTGATGGTGTTCTTGGAAGCCGGTCCAGGGCCGCATTAGGAATATAGATGCCAAGATTTCAGACAGAAAAAGCCAGGGAATTGTGGTTTTGGGATAAGGTTGCATTAACCTCAAATCCTGACAAATGCTGGGAATGGCAAGGCTCACTTAACGATAGTGGCTATGGCAATACAAGTTTTAAATGCAAAGGCATCAAGGCTCATAGGCTTGCTTGGTTTTATGTCTCCGGCAGTCATTCAACTAAGCATATCTTGCATTCCTGTGATAACCGCAAATGCGTAAACCCAAAGCATTTACGCGAGGGGGTTCAGGCCGATAACTCACGGGACATGGTTGACAGACGAAGGCACTTTCGGCATAGTCAGAAGCAGTGCATACACGGTCACGACTGGACAAGTTCTGAAAGTATAAAAGTAAGGATGCGCCGTGGCAGATCTGAAAGGATTTGCGTAGAATGCTCGAGACGTCGCAGCAGAGATTATGCTAGGCGGATTAGGGAAATACAGAAACTCGGACTCTAAAATCAGGAGAAAAATCTTATGTTTGACATTGATGTTTTGAAAGGATGGATTGCTAGTTTAATTCGCATGACCGGTGCGGGCGTGATTGCTTGGCTTATCTCGAAAGGTTATTTAACCGAAGAGTCTGCGGCTACGTCGGTTGTGATCGTCGCGGGTGCATTGGCTGTTTTGATTTCGTCGCTTATCGGTAAGATTTGGACAAACAAAAAAGTTGAAGCTGCTTTACAGCTTCCGGCGGGCAGCTCGAAAACCACTTTGAAAAACGTGATCGAGGGAAGTTGATGTCAGGTAAATTCGACAAGTTCAAAGAGATTTTCAACGTCGCGGCTCCGATAGCTGGTGCATTCCTGCCAGGCGGAGCCAATTCCGCGTTAGCAGGCGTCACGGCGGCTTTGAATAATCATCCGACAGCAACAGCGTCACCGGCCTCAACAGAAGCGTTAAAGGCTCTCGCTGCGGACAATGACGAGCAAACAAAAGCAATCGTTGCGACCTTTGAATACGTCAAAAAACTCGAAGCCCGGATTGTCACACTTGAATCAAAATTTTAACCGGCTGCGGGAGAAGCCTGTTTGGAAACAAACGAAAATGCGAGCAATTCAAAATGGCGATATTCATTCTCACTACTTTAAGCGAGTGGCTAGAAATCAATGCAGTTGCGCTCGCGGTTGCCGTTGTTAGTTGGCTCACATCTGCCGGTGCTTTGGTCTGGGTTTTATCTCAAATCTCGGCATCGTCAAAGGCAAACGGTGAGAAATTGGAACACCTCTCGAAAAAGTTTGACGATCACGCTGAAGACTTCGATAGGCATAAATCAGATTCTTCGGTGCATACCACGTTTGAGTTTCGGCAATCAGTCGGCGGAAGGCTTGACCGAATTGAAGACGAAATGAAAAACGGACACGAAAGGATCGAGGCTAAGATTGACCGATGGGCAGAAAAGATGATGTCAAAGTAAGCTCGCAATGCAGTCACAAACAAACCGCCCGCATCGGCAAATCGAATCTAGTTTCCTGCAAATGCGGGAAATTCTTTTACAGAGACTTTGGAAAACGCACCTAAAAGAAAATGCTGCGAAGACGGTTGCGAGAATCCGGTCGGCGATAGCTCGAACATTTGCAGCGAGTGCCTTGAAAAGATTTTAGCCGATTGTGAAGGCTTCGAGAATTGAAAAGTGTCAGAGAAAGTTCCATGTCCTGAGTGCGGCGGACCGATGTCGCCTAAAGCAAAACGTGCTTGCCAAAACTGCATCGGCGAGGTGCTTGAAAAAGCGGGCGGGGCGTTAAAAAACCTCAAACCAATTCCCTTTAGTAAAACATTTCAACCGGCAGGGGTCGGCAAGGCGAAAGGGCCGAGCCGCGCAAAGGTATATGAGCGGCTTTTAAGCTGCGAAGTTACCGTCGAAGACGAAAATGGCGAACCGTTCAAACTGTCTTTTCATGAAGCAATCGCACTCGGTCAAGCCCGCTCTGCTATGGCAGGCAATACTCATGCATGGAGAGAGATTCAAGACTCGCTTTACGGCAAGCAGACAGAGAAAACCGAACTAACCGGTGCAGACGGCAAGCCACTCGAAACAACTTCAACAATCATCATTCAAGGCGTCAAAAGTGACGACAAATAACGAGCCAACTGTAATACAGATTCCTGATGCGTTCACTCGCAACTGGAACTCTACGCTGCCCTATTCGATTTGGTATGGCGGACGTGGCTCTGCGAAATCATGGACAAAAGCAATTTATTTTCTTTGCCGTGCGTCGCAAAAAGAATACTTCCGCTGCATCTTTGCCCGCGATACTCAAAAGAATGTCCGCGGCTCGCAGTATCAACTTTTCAAAGACATTGTTGCTCGGTTCCCGTGCTTTGAAAATCAATTCAGCTTTCATGAAACGACTATGAAAATTACGCACAAAGCGAGCGGTAATTTTCTATCAGGTGGAAGTTTTGAGCAACCGGACACGCTGCGATCCGTCGCCGATCCCACTGACTTTTGGGCAGAAGAGCCAATCACGCGAGAATACGCAATCAAACGTTCCGACTTTTTCGACATAACGGGCTCGCTCCGAAATCCATACGGCATCGCTCCGCGTTTTCATTTCACGTTCAATCCGATATCGAAACAGACCTGGATATATCAGGACTTTTTTCAGGACGGTTTATACGACGGCGAAGTCGAGATTCTGTTTGTGAATTACTGGGACAATCCCTTCTGTCCTGAATCCACTATCAAGTTTTTAGAGTCACTGCAACGTCTTGACCCAAAACGATACGAAGTTGACGCTCTCGGTAATTGGGGCATTGCATACGAGGGGCTAATCTACAAAGAATATGAAGCCGTTGATGGCGATAAGATGCCGGAAAGCACTTTCTACGGGCTAGATTTTGGCTATAACGATCCGTGTGCATTGGTCGAGGGGTGCGTAGTCGATACGCCGAATCAAGATAAAAAAGATTTGTTTTTCCGAGAATTGCTTTACGAAGTCGGACATACTTCTGCTACACTTATCGCAAGATTTCAGGACTTAGGCGTTAATAAATCTCGGACAATGATTTGCGATAATGCAAGGCCGGAAATGATCGAAGACTTAAAACGAGCGGGTTACAACGCGAAGCCTTGCACGAAATATAAAGGCTCGGTTGCAGACGGCATTAATCGAATCAAAAAATTCAAGCTGAATATCGTGAAAGGCTCGCGGAATATGTTTGATGAAATATCAACATATTGCTGGAAAGCTAAAGACGGTGTAATAATGGAAGAGCCGGACGGCGGCATGGATCACTTGCTAGATGCTGCCAGATACGGCACTGAGATTTTTGTTCGCAAGGAAAGCGGTATGCTCGAATTCGATCATTGGGTATAAAATATGGCAACGCAAGCAGAACTTAAAAACTCAAGCGATTTCAAGTCTAAGGCGTGGCTCTCGCAAAAATCGGCCTGGGCTTTGGTAATGGACTTATGGCAGTCGCCGCTTTATATCCGCGAGAAAGGTCAGGACTATCTCGAAAAGTTCAAGAATGAAAAGCCTGAGAAATATCAAGAGCGTTTAATTCGTTCGGTCCCACAAAACAAGTTCCGCGAATCAATCGAAACAATGGCGGGTATGGCGTTCAAAGACGATCCGGCTCCGCAGGGCGCGCCCGAACCGCTTGCCAGCTTATTCACCGATATTGACGCTTGCGGAAATTCGCTGCACTCGTTCGCATTGACATCGTTTGAAAAATATCTACGCGACGGCGGCGGTGCGATCTGGGTATCAGCTACACCGTTGAACGAAATTGCAAAAGAAAAAGTTGATGGCGGACAAGCTCTCACAGCCGCGGACAGATACGGCGATAGGCCAATATGGAATTTCGTCGAGGCCGCTCAAATCATCAATTACCGATTCGATAAGGTCAATGGCATTGACCAGCTCGCACAAGTTACGGTCGAAACTATCGAAACCGAACCTGATGGCGAGTTTGGCGAGACTGATGTTAAACGTCATTATGTTCTGACAGTCGGCAATGTCCGAGTCGAAAAACTTGTCGGAAAAGACTACGTTAACGAATCTGATAAGGGCGGACCTACCGGCCTGTCAGTAATTCCATTAATTCCGCTT